CGTAATTGTTATAGTTGCGGTCCCCGCGGCTCACACAGAATTAAAATTCTATGAGGAGTCTGCTAGAGTGTGAGATTACTAGTCCGGCCAATTAAGGCAAGGCTGGCAAAATTTTTGAACAAGCTGTCTATGATACTTTAAAGACTTCATAAACTAATTTAGTCTGTTTTTTGTTTTGTTTGAGAATTGTTTAGAGCCGAGATGTTCTCATTTTCTTCGGCAATTGAAGCTCCTGGGAAGTAGCGACAACAAGATGGTGCACATAATTCGTAACCAAGATGAAAATCGTCACCTGCACTTAATAAGAGAAAAGTATTAGGCGGACTGAATATTTGTAAACGAGTATACATACCATACCCTTCAGCTGTCGACGCATTCGGAGAATAATCGACAGGAATGAAAGGAAAGGCATAGTAATACGGGCAAACAAATTGAGCCAGTACCGCTGCGTCAGCAGGATAGATATTAAAACCCTGATTAGCATTAACAGCCTCACCAATAACGGCAGAGGAAGTGTCAACTGAAAATTCCGTTTGTGCCGATGTTGTATTGTCATTTGGTACATTGAGCGCAGTTATAGGTTGAATCAAACTAGAACCAAAAATAGTGGTAGCATATAATGAACCTCGCTGATATCGAAACATTTCGCGAAAGTAAATATAGTATGGTACTCCTGGAAAAATCCCAGCCTGTGTTAGAGGTAAGGTATTCATTTGTGTCTTGTATGGTGCAATTTCGATGTTCAGTGGTGAAACTGCTGATCCAAGGTACATAGCGCACCCGGGTCTATTCATCATAACTTTAACTGATCTTATTGATTCACCTGTTAATGTATTTCCCATGTTGCTTGGTCTGTAGGCTCCATTTAATGTGGAGTATGATTGTGGTTGAACACGTTTGTACGTTCTTTCAGCCGGTTCTTTATGTTGGTAAGATGTTAATGCTTCAGTTTTAAGTATTGGCGCAGGGTCAACTTGATTTGTTCCTTTAGGGGACCAAAATTCCATATCGTCACAACCACTGATATATATATTCATATAGATCGGTAGAGGAATGCCGTTACTACTTACTTGATTATTAACACTTAACAAATATAAGCATCCGATGTTAGTGAAATTGTTTCCGGTTTGATATCCAATTGAGTATTGCCAACTGTTAAAAGGCACTACAAATTCTTCATTGTGCATACCGTTAACTGTAAAAATCTTGTTCTCCATGTTAGCTGCATCTGTATCCGTAATCGTAGGGAAAACGAGCGTGCCATTTGGTGGTTGATAAACAAGCATCAACCTCTGTGTCTGAAAGTTACTGCAAAGAAACTCAAATCGGAACTTGATAGAACCTCTCCAAGATTCAAAACAATTTGCTACATATGTCAAGTTGTTAAACCCAATATACGCTCTCGTTGGTGATGTAAGAAGCACCTTAGGACACATACTTTCCAAATTCAAAGGTATTTTTAATAAGCATTGATTGTTTGCAATGTTTGCGTTTATTGTATACTGTCGTTGTAACATAGATTTCTGAACCATTTTTGTAAAAAGATAATTCTCATCATTTGAAGCCATCATTGAATGTATTGGAGGATTTGACGCCTCCGTGTTCATTGTTTGCGTGTGACCATGAAATAAACCATTGCCACCAGCAAGATCGGGGAATTTGTAATTAACCCCTGTTGTAGCCACCTGTGTAGGCGGATTTGAGTAGCCAAGGACAGCGGCGATTGTGGAACCGATAGCCGAGGCTGTTGCGACTGCTGCTGCATAAGGACCAACTTCAGGAATTGGTGAAAATAGAGTGGCAGCCTGAGAAATTCGAGCAAGTGTGGAACTAATAATTCCTTGTTTAGATTTTGCTTCTGCTTCGGTCTTACTTTGCATAGTAACTGGGATTGTTGTTGATGACAAATCCGGCATAACTGTAAAGAAAGGATCCGCTACGAATGTGAATGCCATAGATGGATCTACGACAAGTGTTTGAGTGTAAGTAGCACAAGGGCCAGTTAATTCAACATTTTCGAATGAGCCATAAATTGTTACATTTACGGGCACAGCAGTTGCAGCAGAAACTATCAAAGGATTAATGACTGAAAGACAAAAAGTCCCTATATTGCTTCTTTGTGTGTAACTTGAATACATGAGCGGTATGTTAATCGCTTGAATTGGCATGACAAAACTGCCACCAAGAACATAGGTGTTCGCACCAGATGGATATATATCTATACCTTCTAATCCTGTTTGAGCAACTAGAGTTTGATGTTGTGGATAATAAGCTGAACTAGCAGTGGTATAAACACTGGGTCCCGCATTAGGATACCATGTCATTCGCATTTTTCCATAATGATAAGCTGTTCCATTTACTAAGATTGTGATTTTAGGATCTCCTCTAAAGTATGTGAAATTTTGTAGTTTATTTTTAATAGATGCGTCATTTAAAAGAACTTGTGGGAAGTTGTAGTAAGCAACAGTTCCAGCTGTTCCAGTCGATGTCCAATCAAAGTTATCAATAAGTCGTGGTCGTTGTAAAAAAGTTTGAATTTCTTTTGCGTGGTAATGTACCTCTTCGGATAACATGGCCGCGCTTTGTGTCATCATGTTTACGTCCTGGTTGTCCAATTCGACGAAAGTACGAACGTCAGTACTCTCGATGGTTGCAATAGTTCCACCTGGGTTAGGTGAAACGAAATTCGTATCAATATTTGTGTTAATAGCGTTTGCAATGTTCTGTGTTTTTCACGGTGGCAACATTAATCCATGTAGTGAAAGTTCATG